GTGATACAGGGAATAAATCTCTAAATTCTACAATAAATGCTGGGTTGTATTGAGAGGTAACTATGTGTAGTTGTCCGTCTGTATAGATATCATTCTCAGGTGTAGTCCTTGCCATTTGATCTGCATTACCATTATCACGCATCCACTTATGCACAGAGTAATAATTTTTTAAATCTTCATCTACAATAAAACGTACAGTCAAATCTCCAAAAGTAATACCACCGCCAGGTATGATAGGCAAACCTCTAAAAGGACTTCCTACTTCAATTGCTGGCATGGCAAGATCAGGGACGTTTGCTGATTGGCAAAAGAAATCTACCCCCTCAAACTTTTCTAGTTTAAGGAGGAAACCAATTGGATTTAAGAAGTTCCTATTACTAGGTTGCTCTTTATACCACTGAGCAGACATGTTTAGTTCTCAAGTAATACTATTTATTCTCGTTATATGGATCTTCTTCTGTGTAGTAATTTACGTTTACCACAATACGATTAATAGTATCAGTGGTTGTTACTCCTGCGTGTTGAATACCATTATCAAAAATAACAACACGATTTGATTTACTTTCTACTTTTTCTCCTGTCTCAAATTCTGTGTATCCGTTGTTATCATTGATATAGAAGATAGCAGTTTTACATGGCCATGGATTATTACCCATCCAATCATCTGCAAAATCTACATGAAACCCATGATGCACATGCTTCTTGGTAGGTAAAGTCATATTTACTTTAATCCTTTCTATTTTCTTAGCACCTAATTTATTAAGTAGAGGTTGAATATATTCTTCATCTCCTTTTAACTTAAAACAAAATTGAGAATTAAGCAAAGGATCTATTATTAATCTTCCTTGATCTCTAAGAGTTCCAGCAATATAAGAAGCAGACAAAATTTCAGAAAAATACCATCCTCTATCATGTGCATTTACTTCTAAGAA